CTGCGATGTACTTACTTCTTTCTAATAGTAAAATTGAATTTAGGACGAAAAGAAGGACTGTGATCTATCGGAACGAATTCCGAAGACACAATCTGATTCTCAAAGTGCATAAAGTCACTTTTAATTTTAAAAAGACCAGCATTTTCCTTAGTTTGTGATTCCTTAATGAAATCCAATACTTTTAACGGATTCTCAACCACTTTCGACTCGCTAGTTTGTAAGGGGAGCTTGTAGAATTCAAAAGATTTCTGCAATTCCACTAACTTACTCTCGTACGAAAGTAACTGATCGACCGTTAAAAGGGAAAAAGCCTTAGAAAGTACAAAGGTTTTAAGCGAGTGCTTAAAATCATTAACAATCGGCTTTAACGTTATAAGCAAGGATAATATTCGAGGACGAGACAAATTAATGTCCCATCCCTGATGCATCCCCTTTAAGCTAAACGCCTTGTTAAACCACACATCCTCACCCAAAAAGGATAGAGACATGAAGTTAAGATCTGGAAAAGACGGATCTTTAGATAAAGCCTTCAAGAACTCACTTCGATAAGAAACATCATAAAGATATTTCAATCTAGTGATTCCCGAGACCTTGTCTTCAGAAAACGAAAGTTCCAGACTTTTTCCTGCCTCCATCCGATCCAGATAAAACTGTGATCGTGCTGGTGTACTGAGCGCATAGACCGAAGCCTCCACGCCAATTCTAAGAACATCCATATTATGGATCTTATCATAGAGGCGCACAATTCGCTTTAGTAAAACTAACTTGAAGGCATCATTTTTTATATGAGATCATTTACGATCCGTATAAGAGATGAGATCTTTTTTGAAAGTTCCAGCTAAAAACGACTTAAGCACCTTTAGGAGAAGATCCGGTTTTAGGAAACCAATGCTACGACCAAAATAAGAGAAAGGATAATCCTTACTAGTAATTAAACTTAGTAAATGATCAATCTTAAACTTATCTGGCTGAGCAGGGGCTTTCTTAGAAAAGACCATTGATGATAAATAACCTACAATAGGGAATTTTAAATCAGAAAAGATCCCGATATTACCTTTGTTAACAAAGTAAAATATCTTAAAAAGATCTTTCCCGTAACTCCTTCTTATCAACCGCGTACAAAGATTTAAGCGTCCAAAGAAACCGTTGTTTTGCAACATTTCTTTGAAACTTAAAGCTGAGACGTCGTGTCCATTGAGCAAAGTCCGTTTTGCGAACTCGACAACAGGTTTAGATGGAGAAATAACAGATTTATTCTGGTTTATTTCTACACCCAAACCCTTGCAGAGTCCAACATATCTAAGGGCGACACGATCATCAAAAATGACAATGTCGTCCCCAAGTACAACATATTGATCATACCATTGGTGATCTCTAGTCAAACCGACCGATTCTGCACAAAACTGCACCATTAAATGGTGAGTCAATGCAAGCATCGCTCAGGATGAAAG